TATTATACGGATTGGTATTACATGTATGATGAACCGACTATTTATCAAATACAGCTTGAAACTGTTCCTGAACGGATTATTCCAGAACATCAAGAGGTTAAGATTAAGCTACTTGGATAAATTTAAAATAAATCGACAAAGAAAGAAGGTGATAATGTGAAAATATTTTTATGCTGTATAACAATCTTACTACTAATTAGTAGAATCAAGAACACCCCTTCGGCGTTAAGTAAAAAACTATATGATAAGAAGACAATCGATAGTTTGAAAAAATTAAATGCTACGATTGGGGACATGAAACATAAAGAAGAGATTGCCCTATCTAAGTTTATCACTCTTGGTTTAACGTTTTTATGCCTTGCTTTTTGTATATTCTATTACGCAATGGTGGCAAGTTTTGTAGGAAGCCAATTGATTTTATTGTTAAGTGTAATACAGATATTAACTGTAGGCTACACCATCAAAACACAATTAAAATTAAAACTGTTTGATGAATATTCTGAAAACCATATATCAAAATTTCGGAGATTATATTTCTTATTTAATGTGATCTTGGATTACATATACTATCCGATAACATTGTACTATTTGCTTATAAAATAAGAATTAGTAACGCGTTTGGCGACGCGAATGGAATCTAATAATCAAAAATCATAAAGAGACACATGTTCAATGGAGGTTTTAATTCTAAGAGATGATCAACTTGCAAATATCGATGATGCTTTGGCTGATTTGTCAGACAAGAAGCTTATATTGAATACTGCGATAGATATTCAGGCTCTACTGGGACTGCTAGTTGAAAAAGAAGTTGTCACCAAAGAAGAGGTGGATGCCTTCCGAGAGAAGGTTAGACGTATCAAGAAATATCGGCTGGCTATGCAATATATCAATCAGACCGAAGCTGAGATTGAAAGATACCAAAGTAGTCCGCAAGAGCACCTGAAAGAAATGTTTCGCAGAAAAACAAACAGATAATAGAATAGTAGTTTTATTGGGTTATATCCCAGAGTTAGCAGAATTCACATAGAGTGACTTCCATGCCCCGGCCTTAATTCAGGTCGTTTATAAATAGATGATAAAAAAGAAATTAGGAGGATATTTATTTGAAGCAAACAATTAATAAAGTAAGAATTACGGGAGAATTGGTAAAGAACGGACTCGAAGAGTTCACTACAAAGAAGAGTGGTAAAGCTGCTATTGGAGGTTCTTTGGTTTTAAGAACCGCTGACGGAAGTGAGCATGAGGTAGATTTTTACAGCAATAAGTATAAGGAAGATGCCAACGGCAATGTGTTGTCGGAAGAAAGATACTTTTATAAGGAATATTTAAAAGCAATGCAGGAACTTAGAGATATTTCAAAGTGTACTGACGGGCAAAAACCTGATGTAATCTCAATTTCCGATGGCATGTTTACAGATAACGATTTTAAAGGTCAGAATAACAAGGTTGTGTCATCTAACAAAATATCAGCTAAGTTTATTAATGTAGTTGAACCAAAAGATTATGACACAACTGTACTTGAGGCTAAGTTTGAGGTTGATGGCGTAATCGCAAAGCTGGAAGATGAAATTGAGAAGGATGTTCCAACGGGTAACAAAAGAGTTGTTATTAACCATATCGCTACTCGCCAGATTAAAGAAGGTGACAAATACATAGATGCTTATGAAGTTGACAAAATCATTCCTGTGAGAATGACGATAAAAAAAGAACTAGTAGAACCATTTACGACTGCCGGTTATTACGAAGGATGCTACACCAAATTGAGCGGGGTGGTAGTTAATACTGTCGAAACTGGATTTGAAATTGAAGAGCAAGCCTTTGGCGAACCAATTAAAAGACCGTTCAAGAGAACAACAAGATTAAATGATGTGAAATCCGGTTCTAATGTTGGCACAATCTATGAGCATGATTTAACAGATGATATTGCAAATCAATTAATTGCCAAAAGAAAGCAGAAATTAATTGAGGTTGAGAATGGAGTATCTTCATCCTCAGGTAGTAATTCGTCTGCCGCATCAAGTTCTACTCCAGCAGCAGCGCCGCCTGTTATGAACCCGTTCGCTCAATCTAAATAGTTATATAAGAAAGGAAATTATAAATGATACCTAATTTAGTAGATTTAGAACCAAATAAAGTTTCAATTGATTTGGGACAGTATTCTCAAGTTTGGATGGGGGATACTGGATGTGGTAAGACCACTACAATGATGCATTTTTTGAAAGAACTTAATCCCGAAAGAGAGCCATTTTTCTTAGAGTTTGAAAATCGTTTTGAAAATATACCAGGCATTATGGCAATTAAAATCAATACTATGTCTGATTTCAAATCGGTTATTGGACAGCTGAAGAATCCCAAACTAAAAGAAAAGTACTCATGTATTATTATTGATACCCTCGATAAATACGAGGAATTTTGTGAAAGATATGTACTTGAAAACAGAGATGGTGAGATCCTTAAAGACGTCGGTGGTTTTGGAGAAGGGTCGTTGCGTTTTAAAAGTGCTTTGCGTAATATTGGTGTATTGCAGAATTTGGGATATACAGTACATGAAATTGCTCAATCTTCGCATATCAAAGACTTTGATACAAAGCAAGAAAGTGATGCTTTGAAACTCAATAAAAATACATTCTCATATTGTAGAGAGGCTGCGTTCCTTGTTGGTTATATGTGGGTTGAAGGTGATGAGCGCTTTATCACCTTCAAAAAGTCAAGTAAATATCCAGATCTTAAAGATACATTTGGCTTACCTGACAAAATTAATGTGAAGGATCTCAAAGATGTGTGGACGAAAGCCATTCAGGATAAGGGTGGGGAGTTTACCACCGCTGAAAAGACTATTGATAAGGAAAAGAAAGCTGAAGATTTTGAATCTATTAAAGCACGAGGTGTTGAATTAGGTGGCCTGTTGGCTACTAATGGTCGCTTAGATGAAGCTACAGCAGTACTTAGAAGTAATCTCGGTGCAGATGATGACGGTAATGTAAAGATGTTTGACACCCTGAGAGAATCGCAAATTGATTTAACCAAAGTAATCGTGATGGAACTAGAAGATCTTTGTAATAAGTATAGTTTGATATAAATTGAGCGATTACATATGGCAAGATTAGCGAAATGTAAAAGGTGTGGTGTAGAACTTCAACCCGAAGAGAGATTCGTTAAAAGTTCAAAAAACTATTGCAAATCTTGTTACGACATCGTGTGTCAAGAAGCAGAAAGCTACAAGCAATTGATTGAAATTATATGCCAATATTATGGAATTGATGCGCCCACAGGATTGATCCTGAAACAAGTCAAAGAGTATAAAAATGACTTCAAATATACTTACAGTGCTATGACATATACGTTGTGGTACTGTAAGGAAGTTTTAGGAAAGCAATGTTTGACACAGTACGGTATAGCATTAGTTAAATATCATTATGAAGATGCTAAAGATTACTATACTCAACAAGAGCAACGGAGACAAACGGTTGAAGAATTAAAAGATGTAGAAATAAAGACTAAAAAGATAAGGCGTAGTAATAAGGCAAAAGAAAAAAATACTAAGCTTATCGATCTTAACAGTCTATCAAGGGATGGTGGTGATAATTAATTTCAAAGAACAAGTAGATAAAAGAGCGATCTTTTTACTACTCGGATGTTATTGCAATAATCCTAAATTGAGTTTGGATGAAAAATACTCAACAAATGCAAATGATTACCCTGAAAATTTTCATGCTACTTTATGGGGAGCCATCGTGAATATTGCTAAGAAAGGTAATGTTCAAAAGGTAACACCCCTTGATATAGAAAATGAGGTTTCACAGTTTCAGATAGCAAATAACCTTTGGCAAAACAACAATGGTTGGGAGTATATAGAAACTGCTATTGATGAAACGAAAGATAAATTGGATAACGTCGGACAATATTTTGATGATGTACGTAAGTATTCAATTGTAAGAACGGCATCTGAAGACCTGAAGATGGACATAACCTGGCTTTATGATGAGAATAACGAAGAAGTGTTAAGTGGTTTTATTAAGCTGACCAGCCAAGAAGTATTGAATTCGATAAATAGTAAGTTCTTAGATTTCAAAGAATTGTGGAAAGATGCTTTCAGTGATAACTATTCGTTCCATGTTGGTGACGATGTTGAAGAACGTCTTGAAGAATACAGAAATCAAGATAATACATATGGTTATCCGTTTCAGTCAGCCTATATGACTACAATCTTCAGAGGAATGAGAAAAAAGAAGTTTATTATTCGAAGTTCCATTTCCGGAGGCGGTAAAAGTAGAAATAGTATGGCAGAGGCAGCTAACATCGCGTGTTCTAAAATGTACGACTGGTATTCACATGGCTGGGTATCTACTGGAGATAGAGAACCCGTATTATTCATCTCTACGGAGTTAGAAAAGGAAGAGATTCAGGATTGTTTGTTAGCTCATATAAGTGGCATTGAGCAAGATCGAATTGAAGAGTGGAAGGAAATAACTTCTGAAGAGGAATTGGTTTTACAGGAAGCTGCTATAGAAATGAAAGATTCACTCTTATTCGGGGAGTATCTCCCGGATTTTACGATAGATAGTATTAATAGCAAGATGGAGCAGTATGTAATAAATCATCAGATCGGATACGCTTTCTTTGACTACATCAATGATAGTCCCGATTTATACAGCTATTACTACGAAAAGACTAAGACTAGATTGCGGACTGACCAGATTTTGTTCTTATTTAGTACTGCTTTGAAGAGGACAGCAAACAAATTCAACATTTATTTGGGTTCCTCCACACAGGTTAATGATACATATAAGGATGATGCTAACAAAGATGCCGGTGCGCTGAAAGGTTCTAAAGCAATTATTGAAAAGGCAGATGGCGGTATTTTGGCATTACCAGTAACGACAAAGGATTTGAAAAAGCTTGAACCCATATTAAATAGCGAAGGTTCGTTTGGTCAGAGGATTCCAAACATGGCATACTATGTTTTCAAAAATCGAGGTGGTAAATGGAAAGTAATTATTGTGTGGACTCAGATAAATCTTGGCACAATGCGAGAGATCGACTGTTTTGTAACTGATTATAATTTTGAGTTGATTGCAGATATTGAAAAGACCATACAAGATTTTGAATTGCACGATGTCGGTGACGTTCAAGTAATGGAAGATGAAGAAATTAATATTTCTGGTGAAGAATTAGCAACAGAATTAGCCAGAAAATCATAGGAGGTTGTTATGACTGCCTCTGAATTGAAAGAAAGGTTAACGGAAGAAGATATAAAGGTGTTACTGACAACCCATATGAATGCAGAGATATCATATGAAGATGATGTTCAATGGATTAGCACAACGGTTTGCCACCATGGTACTAGTCAAAAGCTCTATTACTATAAGGATTCAATGGCGTTTCACTGTTATACAGAATGCGGACAAATGGACATCTTTGGTTTAGTTATTGGTTTTCTGGACATTGAAGACGATGAAAGGAAACTATCTAAGGCAATCAATTGGATATGCAAGAAGATAAATATTGATAATTGTGAGTATGGGTTTGGAAACACCAAAGAAGCTACCATAACAGATTGGGATTTTATTAAGAAGATAAAAGGACACAGACGTAAAAAGCTAGATCGCGGACGGATTGAAAAAGTGGTCTATGATAGCAGCATTATGAAAATCTTCACGGAACAATATTATCAGGGGTGGATTGATGAAGGTATATCAATTGAATCCATGCAAAAGTATTCAATTATGTATTCGACCTGGCAACAGCGGATAATTATTCCTCATTACGATATAGGCAATAACTTAGTTGGGGTGAGAGGGAGAGCAATGCTGGAGGATGACGTTGAGCAGTATGGGAAATACACGCCGTTCAGAATCGGAAAATACTTTTTCAATCATACGTTGGGACAGAATTTATATGGTTTGAACCAAAACATCAAAGCTGTTCAAGACAAGCGAAAGATAATGTTAGTTGAAGCAGAAAAATCAGTACTACAAACTGATACGATGTTTGGAGATGATAATTTTACTGTCGCCCTATGTGGCAGTAAGCTTACTGATTATCAGATGGGTATGATTAGAATGCTTGGTGTGAGAGAGGTTATCGTTGCGTTAGATCGTCAATATGAAGTGGTTGGTTCAAAAGAATATGATAAATGGATCAGACACATCAATAAGTATTTTAATAAGCCATTAAGTCCATATGTCAAAGTAACTGTATTATTAGACACGTTTAGTTTACTTCCATATAAAGCAAGTCCCACTGATATGGGGAAAGAAACACTTTTAGAATTAATGGACAATAAGATATATGTTGGAACTGTAGAATAGGAGGGGTTTGGATTTTCAAACATAATGTAATAGGTGAGGTTAGACTGTTTAATTTAATTGAGGATATTTTGAAGATACAAGGTGTTGAAGATGTAAACGCCTTCCTTAATCCTACAATTAATCACTGTGAACCAGAAGATTTATTTAACAATATTGATGTCGCAGCGATTACCTTGAAAAAACATTTGGATAGTGACAGTGTAATTGATTTGATAGTTGATCCGGATTGCGATGGTTATTCGTCATCAGCTGTAATGTACCAATATTTAAAAGAAATAAAACCAAATACAAAAGTAAATGTATACATAAAGTCAGGAAAGGTACATGGGCTAAAGGATGTAATAGATTCCGTTTTAAATGCAGATAGTGCATTAGTTATTATTCCAGATGCCGGTACCGGTGATGGTAAACAATGTACTAAGTTATACGAAAGCGGAAGAGAGGTGATAATTCTTGATCATCACAGTATTACACCAAAAAACAATCCTGCAATTATCATCAACAATCAACTATCTGAGAGGGTAACTGACAAAGCAATGACCGGCGTTGGTGTGGTTTATAAGTTCATTTCATACTTGGATAGAGTCTATAAAACGAATTCCGTTGAGAAGTATATAGATTTAGTAGCGTTCGGAATGATTGGTGATAGAGCCAGTATGAGAAATTTGCAGACAAGGTATTTGGTTCTTGAGGGAGTTAAGCAACTCAAGTCCAAGCAACGAGGATATAACAAGCTGCTTAAAATCATGGTTGATAAGCAGATGTACTCAATGAATAACAAAGTCACGATTAATGGCATCGGCTTCTATATAAACCCATTAGTAAACTCAATGATTAGATTGGGTTCGCAGGAAGATAAGGAAATACTATTTCGGGCAATGTGTAATTCTAATGAGAAGTTAATGAGAAAAGTACGTGGTAAAGGTGAAGCTCTCATGAGTATTCAAGAATATGCGCTGAGAGCTTGTGAATCTACAAACCGAAAGCAACGGACAGAAACAGAGAAAAGTGCCGAGGCTTTGGTGGAAGAGATTAATAAATACAATTTAGATAAGCTGCCGATTTTAGTTTGTAATGCTAAAGGAGATGTGGATAGTAATTCGACCGGCTTAATTGCTAATAAGTTGGCGGATAAGTATCAAAGACCATGTTTGCTGCTCAGATCTAAGAAGAATAAGAAAAATGAAGATGTTTGTGGCGGTAGTGGTCGGGGTAGTGATAAATGTGAGATTGAGGATTTCAATAAATGGTGTACCGATACAAAGCTTTTCACATTTGTAGAAGGGCATCCGAATGCCTTTGGTTGTGAGATACCAACTGATAAAACAGGAGATTTATTTTCTCTACTAAGTAAAATGCCAAGTATAAATGAACCTACTTATCATGTCATGGGTGAGTACGAAGCCAAAGATTTGAATTTAGAATTGGTTAGACAGGTAGGCAAGTGTGATTATTTGTGGGGATCGGATATAAATGAACCATTGTTCTATATAAGTAAGGTTCCAGTCAACAAATACAATTTGTATCTTGTTGGTAAGAAGCAGAATCGTATTGAGTTTGAGTACCACGGCATTAAGTTTGTAAAGATGACTAAAGGATCATCACTAGCCAAAGAATATAAAGACATAATTGAGTTAAGTGATAATTTGACGTTCACCGTAGTTGGTAGATTCGGTATAGATTACAGGAATGGTAAAATACCTCAAGTATTAATTGAGGACTATACATACGAAGAGAGTAAAGAAACTATTGGCTTTAATTTTGGATAGGAGGGCTACATATAGACAAGAAAATATGGGGTTATGATTTCGAAGTGTTCAGCAAAATAAACTGGTGGTGTGTAACATTCATTGATTATGACCAGCAAGATAGAATTAGAACCATTATGAATAATCCCAAAGAATTAATTGATTTTTACAACGAAAATAAGAATTCGCTGTTTGTGGGATATAACAGTAGGCAGTATGATCAGTTTATTTTCAAAAGCATCTTGTCCGGAATGAACCCAGGGTATGTGAATGATGAACTGATATCATTCGGAAAAAAGGGTTTTCAGGTGGTGAAGGGTGCGAATAGATATCCGTTAAACAATTACGATAGTATTCTCAAAGACCGTTCGCTAAAGCAGCTAGAAGCATTCATGGGTGATGTCATCAAAGAATCAGACGTTCCGTTTGATATTGACAGACCGCTTACAAATGAAGAGATTGAAGAAATTGTCGCATATAACATTCATGATGTTAAAGAGACATTGCGAGTACTTGACTTTACGATAAGTGATTTTGAAGCACAGTTAGACATGATCGAAATGTTTGACCTTGACATGAGCATGTTTAATAAGACTAAAGCTCAACTAGCTTCAACTATTTTAGGGGCTGTACAACAACATACCTTAGATGATGAATTTGAAATCACTATTCCAAGCAATCTAAGAATGCCTGATAAATATCAGTATATTATTGACTGGTACTTAAAGCCAGAGAATAAGAGTTATAAGTTACCGTTAAAAGCTGAGAAAGAAACAAATGCTACCCGACAATTAATAACAACAGTAGCAGGAGTACCATGTGTATTTGGTTATGGCGGTATTCATGGAAGTAAAGATAATGAAATATTTGAAGGCATTCTGGTAATTTGTGATGTTGCGAGTCTATACCCGGCATTAATGATTAATGAGGGATACGTAAGCCGTAAACTAAAGCGGCCAGAAGACTTTAAGAATATGAGGGATAGGCGTATTGAGTTGAAACGAGTTAAGGATAAGCGACAGCAGCCATTGAAAATTGTAATTAATAGCGCCTACGGTATTTTGAAAGACAGAAATTCACCATGCTTTGATCCACTGATGAGTAATAATGTGTGCATTGCTGGTCAACTGTATTTAACTGAATTGGCTATTAGGTTAGAAGAGGTATGCGAGATCCTTCAAATTAATACTGACGGTATTTATATGAGAGCTAACTCATCGGAAGATGTTGCTATCATCAAGGAGATTGCGAGAGAGTGGGAAGAACGTACTAAATTAGAACTTGAGTGGGATGTGTTTGAACATGGGAAGCTGGTGCAAAAGGATGTCAATAATTACTTGTTAATTGATACTGATACCGGTAATTATAAAACGAAGGGTGCGTATGTCAAAAAATTATCCCCGATAGATAACGATCTCCCAATTTTAAACAAAGCTCTGGTTGATTATTTTGTACAGAACATACCAGTAGAAAAGACTATAAATGAGGCTGAAGATCTGATTGAGTTTCAGAAGGTAATTAAGCTTACTAATTTGTACAAAGGGGTTGTTTATGGAACCGGTCAAAAAGAAAAGGTTAAAGGGAAAGATCGGATCATGGTTAACGATGGTCTGCCTCTGAAGGAAAAGGTTCACAGGGTTTTTGCTTCAACTAGAGAATCTGACAAGGGTATTTATAAGGTGAAAATTGAAAAAGGTGTCCCGTCATATGAAAAAGTGGCTAACACACCTGAAAAATGTTTTATTTTCAATGATGACGTAAGCAACATGAAAGTCCCGGAATACTTAGATAAGCAGTATTACATTGACTTAGCTAACGAACGGATTCGCCAATTTCTTGAAAAGGAAGAAGAGAAGGTTGATCTGACTCCCCAAATTCTTTTTGGATGTATGCAGAACTCAAAAAGCTTTTATGAGTTTTTAATTGCAGCAAAGGAATCTGGTATTACGAAAAAAGTATTAATGTCTTATTTAAAAGCAGATTGTTGCTCAGTGTATGGAATGACTGGGAAGTTGCTTGAATTCAGAGATTATTTTGAAATGCTTTATGAAAAGAAATCATTTAATGCAGTAAATATCTCAAAGAAAATTAGCGATGAAGCGATTCGTACCATCGTAACTAATAACTGCATACTAAGCAAAACAGGTAAGCAATGGACGAAGTTTGATTATGAATCGGCACTGTTAGAGATATTTAATACTCTCCCAGAATCAGAGATATCACCATACGAAATAATGGTGGCTCAAATTGATAAGTTGAAGAGGGTTACATATAAAGATGAATCGCTAGAAGGAGATAGATTTTTCGTTCTCAATGTCAGAGATATCATTGCTCCCAATTTAGTGGTGTACAACATGAGAACTGGCGAGTACGAATATCGGAAGGTAAAGAAAGATATATACAAGATTTTACCTTTACAAGAAGGAGACATTATTGATGTCACGTCTGTAGTAGAAAAGTACGGACAAAAAATAATTAGTAAAGATAATGATGGTATTAACGTAGTAGCTGCCGATATAACCAAGGTATATAAGGTCATATCAGGATATGACTTGGTTTATAGAAATTATAAAAAAGGTAGCAAGTTAGCATCGGAAAGTGAGGTTGCTTAGTGGAAGAAGAGAAAATTATTAAATGTGATATTTATCTTGATAGAATATTTTTTCCTAAGTATGTAAAACGGGTTGAGAGTGGTGAATACGCAATTTTCTCTTCTACGATATCGAAGCGGATTGAAGGTTGCGAAGATCTAAAAACTGACACTCTCAAGTTAAAAGGGAATGTGTGTACCTTAGAATATGGAATTACATATAAAGTTTATGCTAAGTTAGCAGATCAGCACGAAATATATGGAGATACATACGAAATCATTTATATAAACAAAGTGATGGACATTTCAAGTAAAGATAAACAAAAAGAATATTTGAGTAATGTACTAAATGAGAACTTGGTAGAAAAATTATTTGATACTTACGAAGATGTCATTGAACTATTAGAAACTAAAGATGTTGAGTCATTAATTAAGGTGAAGGGGATTGGGAATCAGGTTGCACTTAGATTAATAGATGAATATGAAGAATCAAAAGATTACAGTTCCATTTATTTAGAATTGGGGAATCTGGGGTTCACATCAAATTTCATTAAGAAGCTAGTTGATTTTTATTCTTCTCCTGATGTAGTGATAGATAAAGTTAAGAATGATCCATATGACCTGGTTCGTATTGAAGGGATTGGTTTTAAGAAGGCCGATGAAGTGGCGTGTAAAGTCGGCGTTGATCAATTTAGTCCACAACGTATCAAAGGATTTCTAATCCATCATCTCAATGAGCAAGGGGAGGCTGGTAAAAGTTATCTATCGTATCAGGATTTAATGAAAACGTTGTATGAAACACTGGGTTTTGTTCCGGAAGAAGTTATTATGTCGGTAGCTAAAAGTATGATGGATAATGATGACGTTGTAGTTACTGATGGTGGTAATAACATTGCACTTAAGAAGTATTATGATCTTGAAACGCGTATTGCAGATGAGTTGATACGGTTGCAAATAGGATATATTGAGATAGAAGAAAAGGATAAACCAGAAATATCTATTTATGATGATTACATTCCAAAAGAGTTTGATTTCACGAACTGGAGAGAGAATATTTACGAGGTTGAAGAAGATCAAGGATATGATTATACGGATGAACAGATATACGCAATTGAGCTTAGTACGGCTAATAATGTAATAGCTATTACTGGAGGTGCCGGGACAGGAAAAACGACCACGGCTAACGGTATTTGTTCTCTATTTAAAGGATATAACGTAGCAGCTTGTGCATTATCTGGGAAAGCTGCAGTTCGTATTACAGAGGCTACCGGCTTACCAGCGAGTACGATTCACAGGTTATTGGGTTATTGTAATGGTAAGTTTATGTACAACAGAGAGAATAAATTGGCTGTAGATATTGTTCTCATAGATGAAGCGACCATGCCAAATGGTACGTTATTTGAATCGTTATTACAAGCCATTCCAAGTGGTGCAAAAGTAATCATAATGGGTGATGTTCAACAGTTAACACCAATCGGGAATTGCCAGGTGTTTGCAGATATATTAGACGCTGATGTATTACCGGTAGCTAAATTAACTAAACCTCATAGGCAAGCAATGAGAAGTGGCATTATACCAACATCAATGCAGGTAGCTAAACAGGAACAGATATTTGATAGCAACTTTGAGGGTAATGTGATTCTGGGTGAACTTCAAGATATGGAACTTGATATTACTGGTAACAAAGAGCAGTTTTCTGATAAGGTAATTGAAAAATTCAAAGAGCAATTAGATAAATTTGAAGATATCATGGAAGTTCAGGTGTGTGTTGCCAAGAAATTACAAGGGGATTTATCCTGCTATAACTTGAACAATCGTATTCAGGAAATATTTAATCCTAAGTTTGGTGATGTACGAGAAATAAAAGTGACACTTGTAAAGAAAAAGGATGAGGTAAAAGAGTACTTCATCAGATCTGGTGACAAAGTTATCAATGTCAAAAACAATTATAAGTGCATAAATGCTGAAGGTGTAACGACTCCAGTATTCAATGGGAATATTGGAATAGTAAAAGATATCGATGAAGAAGGATATGCAACTGTAGATTTCATGGGCATTGGTGAAGTTGTATTGAAGAAATCAGAGTGTAAAAATATAGAATTGGCTTACGCTTGTACAGTACATAAATGCATTGTTGGTGATACGTGGTTACATACTTCAAACGGTTTAATTCAATTGAATGAGTTAAATAACAGTCCTATTGTGTATGAGAGTAAAGTGCTGGATGGCAATATTGAAGTGTTCAATGGACGTGAATTAGAGAAACCTAGTCATTTTTATAACGCTGGTATTTCTAATTGTTTGAAGATTACTACAGAAAGAGGATACAGTTTGACAGCTACGAGAGATCATAAAATAGATGTCCTTGATGTTGATGGTCATGTAAGAGTTAAGACGTTTGACGAATTAGATGAGAGTGATTATGTGTTCATCTCAAAAGGCATGAATATCTATGGTGATTCTATTGATTTGCCCGATGAGTGGCGAGTGGATGAATTAGATGTTCGAAGTGTTGTACTAAAGAAGCCAACAAAACTAACCCTTGAGTTTGCGAGATTTTTGGGATATATGGTTGCAGATGGCGTAGTTAGTAAAACAGGTGTTAAATATGGGAAGAATCATAAAAACGTAGTGGATGATTTTAATAATATAGTTAATCAAATTTTTGGATATAGCAGATATAGGGAACCCAAAAATGTTCTTCCTGACGGATCAATGGGTGGTATGTATTTAACAGAAATAAATTCAAAATACATTCAACAATATTGCAGTTGTATTGGAGGTATTCAACCAAACGATAAATATGTACCGGATGTTATCTTAAAAGCACCGAAACAATATCAAATTGAGTTTTTAAGAGGTGTGTTTGAAGACGGCTCAGTGTGTATTAAGAATGACAAATTCGATCACATATCCTTAACTGCTAAAGAACAATTACAAATAGATCAAATAATGCAGATGCTTCTTAATCTTGGGATTGTTTGCACTAAATATTACCGAGAACAGGCTGCGAATGGTAAGAAGTATGGATCATATACACTTTTTATGTACGGGAGTAATTGCGACACCTTCATTAAAACGATTGGGTTTATTAGTAATGAAAAGCAAGAAAAGGCATTCAAATACTACGACAAAGCCCATAACGTTGATAATAAAGGAATACCGTATTTAATGAATGTCGTAAAAAGCATTTGTGATAAAAATGAGTTAACTTTTAATCAGGTTGATCATGAGTTGGTTAGATGTTATTTGAAAGATAGACTGACGATGATTCGGTTAGGTAGATTCATCAATTATTGCAAGAATAATGCTATTTCGGATGAAGAGGTGTCTTATTTAGAAGATATTTACTTGAACACAAACGTTCAACGGGTAAGTAAGATAGAAGATTGTATGGCTCAAACTTACTGTATTGAGATGCCATTAACACATAAGTTTGTACAGAATGGAATAAGAGCATGGAACTGTCAAGGCAGCGGATTTGTAAGTACTATTGTAGGAATGGATACAGGAAGCTTTTACATGAATAATTGTGAGCTATTATATACAGCTTTGACAAGAGCTAAAAAATATTGTGTATTGGTTGGTAATAATTATGCCATATCAAATGCTATCAAGACTAAAGAAGTTAAAACTAAGCAAACATTCCTCAAGGGGATGTTGTTGGAACATAAGGATAAATTGAGCAAAGTAGCGTAGGAGGGTAAAAATGAGTAGTATTTATGATTTAACTGAGGATTTTCTTCAGCTGTTAGAGATGTTGGAAGACGAGGAAACTGACGAAGAAGTAATAATGGACACTATTGAGAGTGTCGAGTATGAGATAGAAATGAAAGCTGACGGTTACGCAAAGATTATGAAATCCATTGAAGGCAAAGTGGCCGGTATTGAGAAGGAAATTGATAGATTAGTGGGGCGTAAGAATACGTTTGAAAATCGTATTAAGAAATTGAAACAAAATTTGCAGATGTGTATGGAGGTAACTGGTAAACGCAAATTCACAACTGATTTGTTTTCCTTTAATATTCAGAAGAATGGTGGAAAACGGAAATTGGTGTTTGACGTACCTGAAGAAAAGATCCCGGAACAATTTAAGAAACCACAACCTGCTAAAGTAGATGGGGATGCGATAAGAGATTATCTGAAAGAAAGTGGAAACGAGGGTAAAGATGGTGGTGTTTATGGCGAATGGTTCCATTTAGCACCTCAGAGTGAAAGCTTGAGAATACGATAAAATGTGGATTTTATTCGGACGATTAGCAAGTAAAGAAAGGAGAATTAATGGAAAACAAATCAGGAGATAACAAAAACAAAATGGCAGAGGTAGCGACTTTGTGGAAATTGGAATTGGG